CTACATTGGCAGACCATTGTGCTTCAGTATTTATGGTCAAGGGCAGATTTACATAGGTCCAGTACCCGATCAAGTCTATCAATTAGAGATTGATTGCGTAGTATTGCCTAATCCTTTGACATTAGCCAATTCAACCGTTACCGATACCATTACAGATCCTTACTACACCCCAGTGCAGTTTTATGCAGCGTATCTTGCTAAATACTACGAGCAGAGTTTTGGTGAAGCAGAGATTTATAAGCAAGAGTATCAAAAACACGCTCAATCAGTCCTCAATACGGTATTTACCCGTAGAGTTCCTAGCGTTTACTCAAGTCCATACTAAGACATGGCTGCTGCGGAACAGAAAAAATCGTACCAAGTTGTTAAGCAATTTAAAGGGCTTAACACTAAGGCGAACCGCACCGCTATTGATGAAACTGAGTTTTCTTGGGTGGAAAACGCTCAACCAGTTGGTTATGCCAACCTAAAAATTGTACCCAATAGCAATCCTGTTCAAATTGCTAACGCTACAGTTACTTTTTCCAATACGGTCACTTATCTGACCTCAATGAACATTGGTCTAAATGATTATGTCATTGCATTTCAATCTGACGGTTCGGCACAGTACTATCGCATCCAAGACAATACTTTCGGGAATGTAGCGTCTGCTGGCACATTTAGTGGAGCTGGAGTAAACGCTACCCAGTGGTACAACGACAGAATGTTGGTTATTGATCCTAGCAAGGGTATGTTCTCTTGGGATGGAAACAATACAGTATCTATTGGCGCAGTTGGCGTAATTGCTATTACCAACCCTGGAACTGGCTACACTTCTGCACCCAATGTGGTGATCTCAGGTCCAGATCAAACAGGTGGTGTACAGGCTAACGCTACAGCTTCCTTGGTATCAGGCGGTTCTAATGTGGGATCAGTTAGCCTTGTAGTAGGTGGTACAGGCTATACCAATGCTGCAAACCTGACTGTAACTCTTTCTGGTGGTGGCGGTACAGGAGCTACAGCGATTGCTGGCATCCAGACCTTTGCTACTGGCACTGTCACAATCAATGTGATTGATGGTGGCGCAGGGTATATCAACGCTTCTAATACCGTAGTGTCCATTACAGGAGGTGGTGGTACGGGAGCTGCGGGAACTGCCATTATTTCAGGCAATACCGTAACTCAAGTGGTAATGACAAACCCTGGTACTGGATACACCAATACTGCCAATTTAGTGGTCAGTATTTCAGGTGGCGGTGCAACAACTGCTGCTAAGCTCTCAGGTGTAGTAAACACTCAAACCAATAACGCAATAGCGACCTTCTCAGGGCGTGTTTGGGTGGCAACAGGGCGAACTGTCACCTACTCTGCTGCGGGTGAATATAGCGACTTTACAAGCGTTTCAGCGGGTGCTGTGACACTAACTGACAGTACGCTACACGGAAACATCATCCAACTGCTATCCGCTAACAACTTTTTGTACATTTTTGGCGATGATTCCATCAATGTATTCTCCGATGTAGTTGTTAATTCATCAGGGATAACCCTATTTACCAACACCAATGTGAGCGCTTCCGTTGGTTCTAAGCGACCAGATGCTATTTTTCCGTACTTCCGTTCTGTATTGTTTATGAACGATTATGGTGTTTACGCACTGGTTGGTTCTACTACATCCAAGATTTCAGATTCTTTGGATGGAATTATTCCTAATATTGACTTTACAAGCCCTGTTTACGCTGGTCAGGTATTGATTAACAATATTTTGTGCGCTGCATTTAACTTTAGATACTTTGATAGCCAATTTACAAACAGCTATCGGTATGTTCAGGCAGTGTTTTTTGAGAAAAAATGGTTTATTACAAGCCAAGGTGATGATCTTGCCTACATGACTTATGTGCCTGTAGGGGGTAAATTAACCCTTTTTGGCACTAGATCAAACCAGCTTTATCAGCTTTACGCCAATGCTAACAGCTCAATTAGCAGCATTGTGCAGACTGCTTTGATGCCGATGGGTGATCCTATTCGCACAAAACAGGCTTTAAAAGTTGCTATTGAAGCGACTAACTATCTAAACGCTATTTCATTAACGGCTACGGTTGATAGTGAAGTTGGTTCTGAACCCGTCAATACGCTATCGAGTTTGATCGGTTGGACCAATATTTATTTGACCACAATTCCTTGGATAAATAACTCTGGAGCAACAATTGGATGGGATGCTAGCGGTTACCAGCTATTCAAATCTGATGCTTCAAACTATGGAAAATATCTTGGAATGACTGTAACATCTAATAGCGCTGGATTTATCTACAACGGTTATGAATTTGAACATGAATTGAGAGTGAGGTTCTAAATGGGTGTGCCTAATATATTTGCTAACGCAACGACTTCGATTCCGTTAGTCCAGCTAGATCAAAATTTTGCAACCAACGCTACACTTGGTAACGCTTCCGTAGGATTAGGGAATACCACTACTACAGTCGGTAATTTAACTTTAACTAACGCCACAATTACTGGAAGCCCTAACGCCAATGTAACAATTGGTAATGCTACAGTCGCTATCGGAAACACGATCACAACTGTCGGTAACTTAACGCTAACGAACGCAACTGTCGTTAACTACACCGAAACTATCCAAGCAACTACAGGTAATGTGACCATTAGCCTTGCTAACGGTACATTTCAGAATGTGGCAATTAACGCTGCAACCACAATTACTTTGCCAGCTTCGGTATCTGGAAAGAGCTTTACTGTCATGGCAAGCTACACCAGTAACAGCACGATCACTTGGGCTGGTGGAACAACATTAAGATGGGCTGGCGGTACTACGCCAACACCTACTGCCGTAAACGGAAAAGTAGATATTTTTAACTTTTATCAAGACGGAACAAGCACCTTTGGCGCTATTTACGGACAGAATTTCTAATGTTTAGCTCACGCAAAACTGCTGCTCCTTCTGGTGGATATAACTTAACTAAATCTTTACGATTTAGAAGTAGCGCTTCTGCTTATTTAAATAGAACAAGTGTAGCAAGCCCAACTAACAATAAAATCTTTACTATTTCAATGTGGGTAAAACGTGGAATTATTACCGATCCATCTGTTTTTGAAACTTTAGTAGGCGGTGCTTCTTCCCAACAAGATACTTTTGGTTTTGGAATAACTACAAACAACGCTGGCGATTCAATTGAACTTCGTGATGCAAACGTAGGTAGTTATAATTTAATTACAACTCAAGTATTCCGTGACTCATCAGCTTGGTATCATTTTGTTTTGGCAATTGATACAACTCAAGCAACTTCAACAAATCGTGTAAAACTATACGTTAACGGCTCACAAGTTACATCATTTTCAACTGCCACATATCCAGCGCAAAACTATGTATTTGAATGGAACGCTGGTTCTACTGCTTCTGTAATTGGCAGACGTAGTAGTGGAAACTCATCGTGGTATTTTGACGGTTACCAAACAGAAGTCAATTTCATTGACAGTCAAGCCCTTACCCCATCATCATTTGGTTCTACTAACGCTACTACTGGTGTTTGGCAACCAGCCAAATACACAGGCACATACGGTACTAATGGCTTCTATTTGCCATTTACCAATACTACAAGCACAACGACATTAGGATACGACTTTAGCGGTAACAGCAATAATTTTACTGTTAATAACATTAGCCTTACTGCTGGTAGCACATACGATTCAATGACAGATGTGCCTACATTGACCAGCGCAACGGTGGCTAACTATGCTGTGATGAATCCTTTAATTAGTCTTGGGTACACAACTCTTGCTGATGGAAATTTAAAATTAACAGGAACAGGAACTGTTAACAGTAGTATTGTTTCTTCAACAATAGGTGTGTCTTCTGGTAAATGGTATTGGGAACAAACTGTAAAAGTAGTTGACACCGCTTTTCCAAGGACAGGGGTAACAAGTACGCCTCTAAACAACAATGGAACAACTGTTGGCAATCCTGATGGATATGGATATTGGGCTGATGGAAGAATTTGGAAGAACGGAAGTAATGTAACTACTGTTGCTACATTTGCCGCTAATGATGTTCTTGGTTTTGCTTTTGACGCAACCAATTTAACTTTGGCATTTTATAAAAATAATAGTCTTGTTTATACAATGACTGGATTAACTGCGGCATCCACTTTTTTCCCTGCTGATACTGAATACAACACTTCATCATCAACATTAAACTTTGGGCAACAACCATTCACCTACACACCTCCTACAGGCTATGTAGCACTCAATACTTATAACTTACCTACTAGCACTATTGTTAAAGGTAATACAGTAATGGATGCTACTTTATGGACAGGAACAAACGCAACTCTTGGAATTGTCAATAGTGGTGCAATGAAGCCTGATTTTATGTGGATTAAGCGTAGAAGTGCAGTTGCATCTCATGTGTTAATTGATACTGTCAGAGGTTTGCCATACCCAATGTTTTCAGATAGCACAGGATCAGAACAAACTGCAACTGCTGGAACAGGAATTACTGCTGTTAATAGCAATGGCTTTACCCTTGGTACGGATATTTCAACTACTGGAGCAACCAATACAAACGCACAAACTTTTGTAGGATGGCAATGGCAGGCTGGTCAAGGCACTACATCATCTAATACAAGTGGAACTATTACATCAACAACTTGCGTTAATGCTACTGCTGGATTTAGTATTGTAAGTTGGACACAAGGCTCATCAACATCTCAAACAATTGGTCATGGATTAGGTGTTGCACCAGCGATGTTTATTGTTAAAGATAGGACAGCTACTAGTAGTTGGTATGTATATCATCAATCTATCGGGGCAACGGGAGGGTTAAATTTAAATTCTACTAGTGCAACAACTACCACCGCTAATTTTTGGAATAATACTGCACCGACTTCATCGGTTATGACAATTAGCACGAATTGCCTTGGAACATCTGGGGATGCCTTAATAACTTACTGCTGGACACCTATTGCTGGCTACTCCGCATTTGGCTCGTACACAGGCAATGGTTCTGCTGATGGTACTTTTGTATACACAGGGTTTAGACCTAAATTTGTGATGATTAAGAGAACTGATGGGGTAAGTGATTGGACAATGTTTGACTCATCAAGAATTGGATATAACCCATCAAACAATGAACTTTATGCCAACTTAACACACATTGAAGATTCAAATGTTGATATAGATTTAGTAAGCAATGGATTTAAACTAAGAACAACTGACGGCTATGTAAACGCATCAGGCGGTACATTTATATACGCAGCCTTCGCAGAAAACCCTTTTAAATACGCTAACGCACGATAAGGAAACATTATGTTCGCTATTATTCAAAACGGAATAATTCAATTACTGATTCCTGCGGGTAGTCAGTTTTCTTGGAATGGCATTGATTACCCTCCTAATTGGGTAAATCTATCTTCTCCAGAAGAAAAAGCTGCTATTGGAATGGTAGATGTGGTTTATGGCACTCGCCCTAATGACCAATACTACTGGGTGACAGAAGAAGCTCCTGTCTATAATTCTCAGACTAATCAGGTAGATATTAACTTTACAAGCACACCAAAAGACTTGACTACTGTAAAAGCCAATGCTTTTAACACAGTCAACAATACGGCTTATGCTTTATTGCAGCCGTCTGATTGGATGGTCGTTAAAGGTATTGAAACCTCAACTCCTGTCAATCCTGATTGGAATACTTGGAGAGCTTCGATTCGTGCAACTGCTGATTCCACTCGTACTGCCGTTACTAGCGCAGCCGATGTAGATGCAGTAGCAGCAATTATGAGCAATATCCAATGGGCTAAATCACCATCTCAACTGTTACAGGAGCAAAATAATGGGAATTAACGCATTTACAAAAACTGGCAATACTGTCACTTTTACGGCTGCGGTAACTGCGCCAACTCCAGTACAAATTACTAATACCACGATTGGCGGTAATCAATATCGCATCATCAATTCTGGTACTACAGTCGTATTTTTAGGCTATGGCACAAGCGCTTCTGATGCTACAAATGCTGCGGTAACAGTAACCTCTACTGGACCAGCTTTTCCACTATTGCCAGGCACAGATGAAATATTGACTTTTGTACCTAATGCGTATTTTACTGGCGTTAGCACA